GAATTTCACAAAAATCTCTTATCACTAGATGATGCGCAGCGGGCTGAATTCATCCGCACCTTGCCGGAAGAACAACGGGCCGACCTCAGCACCTTCCTCATTGATACTCAGCCAATCTGGAACCCATTACCCGGACCACAGACGAAAGCATTGAGTTCTGAGGCTGATATTATTTTCTATGGGGGCTCAGCAGGCGGCGGGAAAACCGATATGCTCATCGGAACAGCCCTCATTGACCATGTGAAATCCATCATCTTCCGACGTGAAGCCACGCAGCTGACTGGTATCATTGACCGCATGACAGAGTTACTGGGCAGTCGCAATGGATTCAATGGCCAAGAAAAGATATGGAGACTTGACGACAAGCAAGTTGAATTTGGCTCGGTACCGAATCCCGGAGATGAAACCCGGTATCAGGGGCGACCTCACGACCTCATTGGCTTTGATGAAATATCGAATTTCTTAGAATTCCAGTTCCGATTCTTGATGGGCTGGCTGCGAACCACGGTACCTGGGCAACGGTGCCGCGTTATCTGCGCAGGAAATCCACCAACGAACTCTGATGGTGATTGGGTGCGTACTTTCTGGGGACCATGGCTTGATCCACACCACTCCAACCCAGCTAAACCCGGCGAATTGCGTTGGTATTATTCCCACGAAGGCAAGGATGTTCCTGTTGAAGATGGGCGTAAACGTATTTTCGACAATGGGGTATTACGATTAGCTACTGAAGCTGAGATAAAGGATCCTTTATCAGAAGTGATACAACCGATATCTCGCACATTCATACCAAGCCGAGTAACGGATAACCCATATTTAATGGGTACCGGATATATGGCCACACTCCAGGCATTGCCTGAGCCCCTGCGCTCGCAAATGCTTTACGGTGATTTCACGTCAGGACAAGAAGATGATGCGTGGCAAACCATCCCGAGTGAATGGGTGCGTGCAGCACAACGCCGTTGGGTGAACCATCCTGCGAACCAGATATTGCACAGCACTGAACCCTACCGAGGGGAATATGTGCCGACAATGACTTCGATGGGAGTCGATGTTGCCCGCGGTGGACAAGATGAATCTGTCATAACGAGACTATATGACTCGGAGTTTTACGACAAGCTAGAACGGATACCTGGCCACTTGACCCCTAATGGGCCAAGTTTAGGCGTTGAGGTATTGAAACTTCGCAGTAATTATGCTCCAGTACATGTTGATGCCATCGGGGTAGGTACTTCTGTGGTAGACTGGCTGGACGGGCAGAACATTCAGGCCGAGCCTGTTACCGGTAACGAAAAAGGTCCGGGCAGGGACTCGTCAGGCAAGTTTAAATACCGTAATATGCGAGCGAAGATATACTGGGAGTTTAGAGAATCCCTCGATCCAAAGAATGGATCGAAAATTTGCTTACCACCTGATGGAGCATTACTTGCAGATTTGTGTGCACCTCGCTATAAAGTTAAAGATGGCGATGTAATACAAATTGAAAGTAAAGATGAATTGAAGAAGCGGCTAGGCCGTTCGCCAGATAGCGGAGATTCTGTTGTCTATGCGTCCATTGACACGCCGTTACATTTTGCAGCCCCTGCGATGGGACGAGGCAGAACAGGTAAACATAAAGTTAATAGAGCAGCATCTCGGAGATAATCATGAGAATGACACCGCAAGCACTGAAAGCGCGTACTGAAGCACTGAAGACTGAGCGCAGCAATATCAATGGCGACTGGGAAGAAATTGGCCGTCTGGTTGTTCCCGGTCGAGGTCGAATGTATGAAACACACGATGATGAGAATTCGATAACTCGTGATTTCCCTGATAAATACGACTCAACAGCAGTGGTTGCAAGCCAATCTCTTGCAGCAGCGCTGCATTCTGGACTGACATCACCTGCCACAGATTGGTTCGGGCTCCGATTTAAGAGCCAAAAACTCAATGATGACACGACCGCAAGTGCGTGGCTCCAAGCCTGTCAAGAACAAATATTTGACACTATTCAGGAATCGAATTTCAATCTGGAAGTAAATGAAATTTATCTGGATATCACGAGTTTCGGCACAACCATCATGTTGCATGAATACGACCCGGACGATGGTTCGTTTAATTTCAGAGCATCATTCCCTCGTGAAAACTATTTTGAAGAAGACTTCAATGGCAATCTAATCGGGATATACCGAGAACGCCAATACACTGCTCAGCAACTCATGCTGAAATTCCCCACTAAATGTCCGAAGGAAATTAGAGAACAAGGGGTATCAACAGGCAGTGCAAACCAGAAATACACTGTTATCCATGTTGTTCGATTGAATGAAGACAATAAAGAAAATTTGGATGCTGAGGGTATTCTTGCAGCTGAGAAACGTCCTTTTGAAGAACGCTATATTTTAGCAAAAGATGCAACAGAATTGACCGAAGATGTTGTTGGTTACTACGAAATGCCAGGGTACGCTGTTCGCTGGGGTCGGATGTCAGGCTCGAAATTTGGGTTCTCCCCCGCACTGAACGCGTTGCCTGATATTCGCACCCTCAACACTTTGGTCAGCCAGGTGCTTGATGCAGCTGCGAAAGTCATCGACCCTGCCATTATGACGATGCAACGTGGCATTATTGGGGATATCGATTTAGCTCCAGGCGGCGAAACGATTGTGCGTGATATGGATGCTATGAAACCCTTTGAATCGGGGGCTCGTTTTGATGTGAGTCAATTAATCAAAGGGGATTTGGTCGAGTCCATCCGCAAAGCATTCTATATTGACCAGCTTGAACTCCCGATGACTGACCGCATGACAGCTACTGAAGTTCAAGTACGGTATGAACAGATGCAGCGATTATTAGGTCCAGCTCTCTTCCGTATTCAATCGGATTTTCTTGACCCTCTTATTCGTCGTAGCTTTAATATTCTATTCCGCGACGGTAAACTTCCTGATATGCCTCAAATCATCCTGGACACAGAAGGTGAGTTCGAGGTTGAATATCTTGGCCCATTGGCACGTAGTCAAAAAATGGGGGCAGTAAATGCTTTCCAACAATTGATGACCATAATGGAGCGTGTCGCGCCAATTAAGCCCGAAGTGGTCGATGCCATTGAATGGACTGATGCGTTTCAGGACATGGCGTTACGCATGGGTGTGCCAGCTAAGTATCTCAAATCTGATGCCAAATTGAAGGAAGATGCAGATGTACGTAAAGCCCAGCAAGCTGAAGCCGGTAGAATGGCCAAAGCTGAAAGTATGGCAGCGTCATTGAAAGATGGTGCAGCTGCTGCGAAAATGAGTACTGAAGCTGAGGCTATGGGCGGACCCGGAGGTATGTCATGAGCAAGAACAGTGAACAAACAGAAGAAGTAAAAAAGGCGTACCGTTCCGCTTTAGCAGGACCGAACGGTGAGGTGATTCGCAAAGATTTAGAATTTTTTGCGAATATGACTTGTCATGTCCCCGGCGATTCACACACGTCGGCTTTCAACGAGGGAAAGCGTGTCATGGCGAGAAATTTTTTATTATTAGGAGAAGACGACGATGTTTAAGAACTGGACACGAAAATTTTATGAAGAAGAACCCGGCGCGGGCGGCGGTGGAAGTGACGAAAATAGCTGGATGGACGGCTTGCCTGATGATATGAAGGGTAATGCTACTTTACAAGACATCAAGAGTGTTGAAGCATTGGCTAAACGCTTCATTGATACGAAAGCAATGGTTGGAAATTCTGTTCGGATACCAGGCGAAGATGCGCCAGCTGAAGACATGGTGGCATTTCGTAAAAGTTTAATCGAGAAAAATGTCGGACTAATGGCTGTTCCTGATAGCGACAATGCTGAAGCAATGGCAGAAGTTTACAAAGCTATGGGGCAACCTGACGATGCAACTGGGTATGCTAGACCTGAAAATTGGGCGGGCATGACGGATGAGCGATTTGGGTTTCTTACAGCAGAAGCGCATAAAGCGGGCATGGGTAAAGCTCAGTTCAATAATATGACGGAAGCTATGGCCAAAGAGGCCAATACAGCTCAAGAAGATTATGCCGCAGATCATCAGGCAGGAATGGATACACTTAAAGGTGAGTGGGGGCGTGCTTATGATCAAAAAATCACACGAGCAACCAACATGGCCAAACAACTTGGTGCACCTGAGCGGCTGCAAGAAGCAATGATAAGCGGTAAAGTCGATGCAGAAACCCTGCGTTGGTTTGATAGCATTTCAGATAAACTTGGCAAAGAAGGTAACTCTCTCGTTTCTGAAGAAGGCAGCGTAAGTGAACATACGCCTACTGAACTGAAAGAACGTGTGGCTGAATTGACGAAGAAGATGCTAGATATGGATGCTAATGATCCAGCTTATCAAGGTCTAATCCAAAAGCGTCTGAAATATCAAATGATGCTCACACCAGAAAAGAAATAATATTTTGCCTATGGGTTTGCACATTGCGGATTCATAGGCTAATATCCAAATACACAAAGCTCAATTATTTATGGACCCGCAAGGATTCCCCATAGCATTGTTGAGAACAATCGAATACGAAGCCGGGTTGCAGATTCCTTCAGTGAGATTAGAAAATAAACTTTTAATTCTTAATAGAGGAATGATAACTCATGGCTATCTCAATCCCAGCTGCTTATGTAGAAACATTTGAAGCTACAGTGCGTCAACTCGCACAACAAAAAAATTCACGTTTACGCATGTGCGTAAGTGAAATCAACAAACAATCTGAAACGCATAATTGGGACCGTTTAGGCGCCTCAACTGCTCGTGCTAAAACTTCAGCTCGTATGGTATCCCCAGCGGGTGGTAACGGTTCTGGTGCAGTAGGTGCGACTGACGGTTTAGCATGGACCCGTCGTAATACGACTATCGCTACTTATGATACTGGTGAAGTGATTGAGAAAGAAAACATCGTCCAGATGTTAATCGATCCTAAATCAGCCACTGCTGAAAACCTCGTAATGAATATGCAACGTAAAATTGATGACATCATCATTGCAGCAGCTACTGCTGCAGCGGGCGATGGCGCAGGTGGTACGGTTGCTTTCACCACAGGCCAAACTATTGGCGATTATTCAACTGAAATCGATTTAGATACGATTTTACAAGTTGATGAATTGTTCGTAACGAACGATGTTGACCCTGATGAAGAACGCTATTTCGTTATCGGGCCTAAGCAGCGTCGTAAGTTGATGCAATTAATCGAAGTTACAAGTTCTGATTTCCAGGCACAACAAGCGTTGGCCACTGGTTATCTTCCAAACTTCATGGGCTTCAACTGGATTGTATCCAATCGTCTGAATGTACCCGCGGGTGATCAGCTGGATTGCTTGGCTTTCACTAAGAAAGGCATTGGCCTCCATGTGGCAGGCGATATCACGACTGAGGTTGCACCTCGTCCAGATATGTCATTTGCATGGCAAATCTACATGATGCTGAACATGGCTGCGGTTCGTGTTGAAGATGAACACGTGGTTCGTTTCAAAGCTGCTGATACAGTAGCGTAATAGTCGGGGGTGAAAGCCCCCTTCTTTTAATTTGCTAGGAGTAATCTCATGGCACTTATCGGCGTGAAAACTAATTTATTAGTCTCGGTTGAAGCTAAGGGTACACCGAAAACAAGCCTTATCCAGACCACGGATAACGGGAACGGTATTGCTGAATCACATCTCGATACTAGATTTGGTTCGGAATTAGTTACCAATGGCGATTTTCCCTCAGATACAACAAGCTGGACTGCGGTTGATTCTGTACTATCCACCGATACAGCGCGGTTAAAGGTCACTAATTCTGGCGCAAATAAAGGATATGCACATCAGGCTATCACAACTGTTGCAGGCAAAACCTACCGTTTACAGTACGATGTTGCTATTGGTGATGCAGTTTCTGCAAATATCTTTGTTGGCGCATCAATCGGTGGCGATGAACTTGGTCGTAAAATCAATGTAACCGGTGATGGAACTTTAGTATTTATTGCATCGGGCATTTCAACAGTGATCCATTTGCAGAACAATGACCCTGTGGATGCTGAATTTAACTTCTTTGACAATATTTCTGTCAAACTAACTAATGGCTCGTTATTTTTCGGTCGTGCTACAGATGGTGTCAAGGCCAATGAACGACTAATTAAACGAGCTTTAAACACACGTATACTTTAGGAGAACTCTATGAGAGTAGGTGACGTATATAGAATTAACCGGATGATCGAAAATGGAGATACTGTTGAGGACATCCAGGCACGTTTCAAAAATGATTATGATGAGAAAGAGATAAAGCGATTTATCCCGAAAGACACCATAACAGCTGCTGAAAAAGAAAAACGTGACGAAACAAAAGGTGCTGAAGATGACGCTGGTGTGGAATCACCGGAAGAAATGGAAGCGCGCATTCGTGCTGAATTAGTGGAAGAAACAAAAGCTGCTGATGATAAAAAAGCTGCTGATAAAAAAGCTGCTGATAAAAAAGCTGCTGATAAAAAAGCTGCTGATAAAAAAGCTGCTGATGACAAAAAAGACCCGTTGGATTAATAAGCAATGGCCAGCGAAGTAGGTATATGTAATCAGGCAATGTCGTGGCTAGGGGGAAATTTAATTATCTCCCTCGGTGATGACACTAATGAAGCTCGTTTGTGCAATGCCAACTACGCTGATATTCGTGATGCTGTAATAGAAGCTAATGACTGGACATTCGCCATAACACGGCGCGATTTACCCATGTCATCGGTTTCTCCAGTAAACGGATATGCTAATGCATTCCCTATTCCCTCCGACATTTTACGAGTAACTGATGTCAATGATGGCCAAGATTGGCGCATTGAAGGGGATAGCATTGTTACCAATGAGGGGAGCTGCAAGATACGCGCTGTTGCCCGAATAACGGATCCTAATCGCTTCTCCACTTTATTCAGGCAAACCTTGGCAGCGCGTATCGCAGCCGACCTCGCCATTCCGCTCACCCAAAGTCGAGCATTGCAAGAACAATATTTTAAAATCTATATGGGCAAACTCGAAAGTGCAATTGCCAACGATGGTATGCAAGGAAAAACTCGTCGCATAACGTCAAGCTGGTTGCGAGGCTCAAGATCAGGTGGTGCAAATTTAGCAGGTCCTTATGTTGGATCTTCTAGCAATGTCATACCGAAGGGGTAACATGTGGACATATCGATACTCCAAGAAACATTCTCTGCTGGGGAAATATCGCCGCTAACGCACAGTCGATACAACGCTGAAGGGTACGCCGCTGGGTGCAAAGAACTCGTCAACATGATACCAGACTCTCGTGGTCCCGCTATTTCTCGTGATGGCACTAAATTTATCCAAGAATTTACTGGCAACAAGGGTCGAATTTTTAGCCATGCTGTCACCAATAACTTTTTTTACACCATCCTGCTGCTCGATTTAAAGTTACTCATTGGTGGTATTGAAGGCACAGTGCCCGCAGTAAACCATGTGTTGAATAGTCGATTCCATTTTCTATCTACAAACTGGACGGTTGGAGTAAGTGATTCATCGCAGTCGGTTGGGTTTGAACAACACGCTTGCACACTCGCTGTTACGTCAAATCCGAATAAATGGGCACGAATTGCTCAGCAAGTAACAGTGCCGAGCTCAGGTAATTACAAAGCTATTGCACAATCTACTGGGGGCTCCATTTATCGAGTTGATGTGGGCACTTCAGCAGGTGATGATACATATGGAACTGTAACCAGTGCTGCAACAGAAGAGATTATTGACATTACTGTTCCTGGTACAACCTTTTGGATAACATTCACTAAAGATAGTAATGATAGTTATGATCCGGTAATAGTCAGTTTCCTCGGTGTGGGCGACGATCCCCTTGTTGCGCCTGAATTTGCCACACCATGGAGTGAGGATGAACTTAAAGATGTGCGTATTATCCCCGTCCCAGCAGGCGACACATCGTATTTAATACACCCATTTTATGCTCCTCGTAAATTGACATATGATATTGCAACAGATTCGTTCACGTTCTCAACACCATCACTCCTCAATATACCTTCAACATGGCTGGGGAGTAATTGGCCTTCAGTAGGCACGTATTTCCAAGGGCGGCTATGGCTCGGCGCACCGCCTGATCAACCTCAATCGTTATGGGGATCAAAATCAGGATTACCTGAAGATTTCTCTCCGGGAACCGGTTTAGATGATGAGGCAATTGCTATTGTCATGGCTGAATATGGCCGTATCGAGTGGGTCGCATCGACTAAGAATCTGCTAATTGGTACTGAAGCAGCCGAGCATATCATTACATCACAAGGAGGCGTGATAACGCCTACCGATCATCAAGTTGATCAACAATCAGCATATGGTTCAGCAAGTATCCAGGCACAGCAAGTTGGTGATCAGATATTTTATATTTCGCCTGATCGAACTAAATTACGTGCAATGCAATACGAGTGGTCGAAAGATAATTGGTTATCCACAGATTTAACGTATTTCTCCGAACACATCACTCGTGCTAAAATAAAAGCAGTAGCGTGGTTACAGAACCCAAATAATCTATTTATCACAATACTAGATGATGGCACTTTTGCTGTATTGTCATATGACCGTTCCAATAATATTTATGGGTGGTCACGCCATGATATTGGTGATGAAGTTATTGACATCAATGTGACGAGCATTAATGGTACGAGCATCTTAGGCATGTTGGTGAAACGTGCCGAGGGTAAGTTATACTACGAAAGTCAGGCCGCACATGCCCCCCATTATATGGACTCATGGGATGAACAATTCTTTTCGACTCCCGTTACAACTGTTAGTGGATTGGATTACCTTGAAGGGCGAACAGTACAAGTATTACTAGACGGAGCAACGCATCCTGATAAAGTTGTATCTGGAGGATCAATAACGCTAGATAGACCTGCGAGTGTTTCTTTGGTTGGTCTGCAATATACTTCCAGATTGAAATTATTACCTATCGAGACAGGGGCCGCAACGGGAGCATCGGCCCCATATTTCAAGAATATACACAGTTTGGATGTACATTTATTAGATTCAGCGCACCCGCTTGTGAATGGAGATCGTGCGCCAGTTCGCCATCCGAGCACTCCGATGGGTACGGCCGAACCAGCCACTACGGGTAAATCTTTTATTAGTCTGCTAGGATGGTTGAATGAAACTGATATAACTATCGAGCAAGATTTACCTTTTCCGCTGGCCATAACGGCTATTAGCGGCAAGATGAAACAGGAGAAATTGTAATGGGTGCCACCATATTTTGGACAATAGCAGGCATGGGTGTGAGCCAAACTGAACGCGGTAAGCAAGAGGAGAAAGTGCGCGAGCAACGTGAACGCGGCACCCGCAGTGACGTGCAAGGCTATTGGGAAACTTACCAGAAATGGGGGCAAGAAGCTGCCACAGATTATGAACGAAATATCACAAGTACAAAAGCTAGAATGGCAGCAAGTGGAATAAAAACAGGTACTGAACAATGGGAAACCAATCTCGCCAATATAACAAGTGAATACGAAAAAGAACTTGAAGGATTCAAAACAGGTGTGACAGGTAGTGCGGTATCTGACTGGGCAAAAACCCAGCAAGCTGCTGTTATGGGCACAGATATTGAGGGCGAAGAAATAATTACCAAAGAAGCAACGGATCTCAGTATGGAGGACTATCTTACTCAAGAATTTGGAACACTCGATCTTGATGTGGGAGCACCAACTGCGGCAGAGGTTGCAACTACAACGTCACGACAATCGGCTGCAGGGACTCCCCGCAGAGATGCTACAGGGATAACAGGCACCCCGTGGTGGTAAATATTGCAGAAGAAGTATTTAATGACTTTCTAATAAAGGAGATGATACCTTTATTGGTGGAGCATAAAGAAGAGGTTTGTGTTCATGGCGATTTTGTATTTGATCCAAACTGGGATGTGTATAAGAAGTGCTATGAAATGGGTATGCTTAAAGCATACGTGGCCCGTGATAATGGAGTTTTAATCGGTTACATAATATTCAACATTGCATTCAATTCCCATTACGGTGCTGTATTACAGGCTGAACAAGATGTACTTTATATATCGCCAGAATATCGGGGAAAATTGTTAGGGTTAAAATTAATAAAATATGCTGATGGTGAACTGATCAAGTTAGGAGTGAACTTAGTGGTGCAGCATGTTAAAGTTACAAGTGATTTTAGTCCATTACTCGAAAGGTTGGGCTACAGTATGACTAAAAAGATTTATGAACGGAGATTGAGATAATGGCAGCAGGCGGTGCAATGACCGGATTGGCGATATTCAATACCATTTTCGGGATATACCAGGCTTCTCAGGAAGCTGAGCGATATGATGCAGCGGCTGCTGAGGCTGAGCGCATTGGTCGCCAGAATGCAGCAGCATCTGAAGCTGAGACACAAGAACGCCTCCGTGTAACAGAACTCGAACAAGCATCGACGGAAGCCTCTGCCAAAGCGCGTGCCGCAGCCTCTGGAGTAGTGGGAGGTTCATTGGAATCTTCTATAACAACAATGGCCACAGAACATGGTCGGCAATTGGCGTGGATGAAAGTATCAGGTGCATCAGAAGCACGTAGTGCACTAACCAAGGGTCAATATGCAGGAGCAGCAGCGCGTGCTCAAGCGTCGGCAACTCGTGGTAGAGGAATTTCAGAAGGCATCAGCGGCGGGATAATGTCGTATCGATTCGGTAAAAAGTATACAGATTGGTGGGATTAAATGAAATTACCAGGTGTCCAATACAGAGGTGTATCTGCATTAGCTAGGGAAGATGTTAATGCGCCGGTTCGATTAGCAGCAGCTGAAGCTGGAGCGAGTCGTGCTTGGAGCCAAGTCATGCGCCCCGCAGTCGAAGGTGCTGATGCGATAATGACAGACATTGCCAAGGATAGATCCAGTAAGGCAATGAACATCTATCACGAAGAAAAATTGAAATGGCAATCCGAACAAATCCCGTTAGATGAAAATGGTGATCCCGCGTGGGAGAATGGTGGGGAACGATTTAACAGTGCTGATGAAGCGGCGCGTGCTGCAGCAAGTGAAGTTATCGGCAATAGTGTGTATGGACAAACGTTGTTTGATCAGGCTGCTGATGATGCGAATGTGCAGTATGGCTCAAGCTGGCAGAATAAAGTTAAAGGTTGGTTCAGTGATGACCAAATGGCAACAGCCAACGCAAGCATCGAGTTAGCAACTCAGCAACGAAACTTCGATAGAGTCACTGAAATCATCACTGACCACTCCACACGGGGGGTTTTCACCCGTGTTCAAACAGAAAAATTATTTGCAGTAAACAATGCCAACCGCGTGAATAGCGGGTATTTAACCGCTATTGAAATGTCCAATGAGGTTGGTGGATATATGCAGTTGCGCAAAGACATCGATAAGGAACCTCAATTAACAGACGAAGCACGCACCAAGATGTCAGCGCGACTTGATAACCAAATAATCGCCAACAATGGTGAAGCGTTGCGGAGCATACTGACCACCGTAGAAGATAACATGGGCTTAGAGGCTTCTGTCACAATTGTTGATAAAATAATACACGAACGTGCCAAGGTGACTGAAGAGGAGTTTGACGGGTTCAACACAGAAGCTGCTCGCCAAAAGAGCCGTAATGCTGATCGCTCTATCTGGGCGGAATGGAAAGCACGCTTGACGAAAAAAACAGTAGAATCAATCCGAGAAGAAGGGCTGTCGTGTGCATACAAAGGCACTTGCCCTCCAACTATCGGGAAAACAGATGACCAGCAAAAGCAC